GTGGAATAGAAGCCACATATGCGTCTATTTCTTCCTGTGACTTATCAGTAATCGTATACTTTAAATGCCATACGCCATCAATTAAAGATGGCAATTCATTTTTAGTTACGTTTTTATAATTCGTATCTTCACCAGGACGATCCTCTTCAATCACTTCAACTAAAGAATAATTGTTATTAACTGCATCTTCTGTAGTTGAATATAATTCAATTAAATTTGGTCCTGCACCGAATGAAGTATAAGGATTTTCTTGTTTAAGATTTTCCGAATTATATGGAAAAACTATAATTTCATTTTTTGAGTTTATTTTTGCGTAAAGCATTTTTTTAAATTCCCTAATTAACGTGAATCAATTGTAACGCTAGATGATTGAGTTGCACTTGTCGTTGGGAATGCTCTTCCTACGCCCCAAATAATTCTACATGCACCTCGGGCACCAGAGAAACTAACGTTGCCGTCATTCGGGTTCTTACCATCAGTACACCCACCGCCACCGCCACCGCAAATACCGCCGTTGCCACGGGTGCCGCCTGCGTCACTACCGCTGCCATTGTTGGAGTCTCCACCTTGATTTCCCGCTCCACCTGTAATAACATTGGTGCCGCCACCGCCGCCGGCATTGACAGAATCTGAGCCGGTGGCTTCATCTCCGTATCCACCTCTAGCACCATCTCCTGATGCACCGCCATTGCCTGAACGACCAGAATCACTTATATAATTTTGTGAGTCAGAACCATTCTGTGTACCAGCACGACCATTCGAGCCATTACCTCCCCAACCTGCGGCACCACCACCTCCACCACCATCGTCTCCATTGTCTCCAGCGGCACCCCAACCCCCACCACGGCTAGCGCCTGAGCCTGTTGGTGCACCTATTGATCCACTACCAGCATTACCTCCCCGATTATTTTGTCCACCCTCACCACCATTACCTCTAACATAATCAGTTGAAGAAAGTCGAATATAACTATCACCGCCAGAATTGCCGCTGCCGCTACTCACGCCATTGCCACCACCACCAACAACAACTGTAAAATTTTGACCAGGTGTTACTGTTACACCATTAACATAAGCTAAGCCACCGCCTCCGCCACCGTGATTATACGAACTGCCTTTACCTCCAGCGCCACCGCCACCGATTGCAACCATAGATACTGAAGTCACTCCTACGGGAACTGTCCATGTATATGATCCAGCAGTTTGGAAAATTGCTTCTCCAGGTTGGGCGACAGCTCCGCCACCACTTCCTGTAAATCCAGATTTTGATCCTGCGCCTCTTGTTGATAATAATGGCATATTGTATAACTCCTATTAATAATTAAGCAAATTTAGTTTGAGCCGCTAATGCAGTAAATGTTGCACTACCTGTTTTAATAACAGTTATTGTATAAACATCTATAGAACTAGCATTGCCCGAACTTGGAGCAGTTCCACCAGACCATTTAGGAGTAACTGCGTTTCCGTCAATTGTGAAGCTAGTTTGATAATAAGCAGTTCCGCCGTTAGTAACCAAGAATGCAAATGTAACAGATTCTCCAGTAGCCATAGTAGAATCCATAGTTTGACCAGAATCTCCACGAACGTTTAGCGTCCAGTTACCAGACGAATTTGATGTATAATAAAGAACTGCTTGAGTTAGTGCGTCATAGTTAACGGTGCCAGTAGCCGCTGTTGCAGAAACTGTAACTTTCTCAAACACTTCTTCAATTTTAATTCCGGCTGTAAGTGTAGTCTTACCACCAACGACCAATGTATTTGCAATACCTACACCACCATCAACAATCAACGCACCAGTAGTAGTCGATGTGGATGTAGTTGTACTATTTGTTCTAATCGCACCACCAGCAAATACTGCACCTGCGATACCTGCGCCACCACCAACTGTCAACGCACCAGTCGTAGAACTAGTAGATGCTGTAGTGTTTGCAACGTTAGCTGAACCAATAACTAATGGGGCATACAAGTTACCTGTTCCAGAGAAGTTAACTGTGTTAGCTGGAACTGCTGAGTTGTTAGCAAACAACTTGAAGATACCATCAGTAGCATCACGAACGATACCACCGTACTTAGTTGTTGCACCATATTTGTATTCACCAATAACACCAAAGTCGAGAATATCAGCATTGTTGTTAGCGGCTAAGAACAAGAGTGAGTTAGCAACAGAAAGTGAAGATGTTGAAACTGTGTTACCAGAACCTTGCAAGCTAATCGCACCAGTAATTGTTACGTTACCACCAACGTTCAAGTTACCAGCAAGACCAATACCACCGCTAACAACTAACGCACCTGTTGTTGTGCTAGAAGAGTTTGTTGGAATGTTGATAGCAACTTTAACATCTGGTGTAATTACTACTTGACTATTACCAGTTGAGAAACCACCAGCACCTAAAATAATTTTGTTAGATGTGCCGTTAGCACCTGTTCCAATAATTAAGTCACCAGTACCTGTACTGCCTTCTGGTGCTTCAAAAAGAATATATGCGTCATCTTTCTTTGTCAATGCAAAAGCTGGATCATTATAGTTAGAACTATTGATACCCATTGAGATCCAACCAGAGTCTGTGTTACCTGTGTTGTTCATCGCAATGAATTCTGAGTATGCTAATGTACCAGTGCTTTGGTTAACAACCGCTACGTCAATCGCATCGTTAGAAGATGCGGCACCAATGAATGTGTGTTTTTCTTCATTAGAACCAACTTCTGTCAAGAATCCTGCAACTTGAGAACCAGATTGAACAGCACTTGACGCTTTAACTGTTGCTACAGAAACGTTTGCAGTCGCACCAGAAATTGTTCCGTTTGATGCAGTAATAGTTAACTTGTCAGTATTGACTGTGACATTTCCAACTAATGAGGATGTGCCAGAGACTGCAAGATTACCAGATGTAAGTGTGTTTGTCGATGTGTTATACGTTAAACCATCATCGTCTTGTATTCTGCCACCTGCGCCTGCAAGAGCAACTCTGCCTGAAGTTAATGTACTTACATTAACGTTTGCCGCTGATACATTAGCAGTTGCAGTTAAAGAGTTTGCTGATATGGTACTTGCATATACAGGAACTCTTGTTGTGTCTACATCGGTCAACGCATTTGTAGTATTTGCTACGTCATTGAATGACTGTCTAAACTCGTTGAACGTGTTAGACAACGCTACTTGTGAAATTGTCATAGTTATTCTCTCTCTTTAGTAATTTTTAATAATAGATGTTTGATTTCGCTGAGTTCGGACTTGATGTTGTCTACTTCTCCACGAATCAATGCGATTTCGTTCGTACTCTTATTTATATCAGAAATTTTTCTTTTCTGAATTTTATATTTTAAGAGAGAATCAATATCCGTATTTAGAATTGCTTTAGAACTTCTGTCTCTCTCTGTGAACCCACGGACAGGTTCGGCAATTTTAATCTTTTCTACTATCATGCTAGTGCAATTCCTCTTAAATCTTTAACTTTCGGAGCATAACTTGGATTGCTAGACAAGAAAACAATCTTAATTGCAAAGTACTTGTATCCTTGGAATGTTCTTCCATCAGGTGTCGTATATGCAACTGCATTATTTAGCACACGGAAAATGTCTTGTCCAGAAGCAACTGTAGAGAATGCAGATTCAACTGTCAACGATACGTTATTTGCGATAGTAGCAACCACACGTTCTGTTCTAGCAGTACCAACAGCAATTGTGTCGCCAATCTTCAAGTCTTCAATGAAGCGAGTAGATGTGCCAGTGATTGTTGTTGATGTGTTAGAGATTGCAACTGTACCAGCAAGCAATTCAGAACCACCAGTTTTTGCTACGGATGGAACAACATACTTTTCTTCTTTGTACTCACCTTGATTTAGTGTGAACGTTTCTGTTCCAACCAAATCCATAGGAGTATAAAATTTATCATCAAAAGCATCTGTGTCATTTTCGTTCAATAACTTACAGTAAACTTTAACTGAAGTTCCTGGTGGACGATTGATTTTAAAATACGTAACCAAATCAGATGCTTCAAATCCGTCATTCAATGTCACAACTTTAGTGATGTATCTAGACTCTGAAGAATATGGTCCAACTGGATTCTCTTCATTACGAATAGTCATTGTCTGACTGGCTGCATTTGATGTTGTAAAGTTAGTTGTAACAGTCAAGTATGTATTATTTGCTACTGAAGCAATTCTACGATACTCATCACCAAAGTAAGCGTATTCACCAGAAAATACTTGTGTGCTGAAAGTTGTGCCAGAACCAACAACAATATTATTACCAGAACCGTATGTGACTGTTCCAGTTATACTTGTCTCAAAAGAATTGTTGATAACATTCTTGTCAAAGTGGAAGATAATATTTTCATCATCGATATATGGAGAAATATACTTATTCGTTGTAGACAATGTTGCTCTAACTTGCAGAGACTTAAATCCGCTTGCTGTCTCTGCTGAAGTTGTCGAGATTTGTTTTCTAGAACGTAATATCAATCTCTCATAGTTCTTGATTGTTGTATAATCAGAATCAACTGCATATGTACTATCGGCAGTCTTAATGTCATAAGTGATATCTGTTCCAGGAAGAATCTGGTCGCTAATAGCCGGAGTCAATGCATCGTATGAGAATGCAGTAGATACTGGAATATTAGTCCAATAAGCAAGTTTAGCAGAAGTACTGAATTCGGCAATTCTCATTGTGAATTTCATATCAGTATTTTGTTTTGCAGTCCACGTTCTGTCTGTAGAAGAGGTGAATAACAATCCGCTATTGTATGCTTGTTCGATTCGTGTTTGCTTGTCTGGATTAGTAATGTCGATTGCACCTAATTCAGCAACCCAAATTGCAAAGTCTGGATCATTGTTCTCAGGTTTAACTGCAAAACAATAATCATTACCAGCATTCAAGTAAATAGGATTCTTGAATGTGAATTTTGTTGCAGATGATGCATCATCACTAATATTAATATTTCTGTTATTGACAAGCGCATTATCACCATCACTAATGAATTGTGGTGATGGATATCCATTTTCGAGTTCACGAATTTCGACACTAACGTTTCTATTATTGTCTTGAGATTTTGCTTTGAAGAACAAATCAATAGAAGTCAAATAGAATCCTTTTGGATACGTATCTGGATCGACATAAAAACTCTGAGACAATGGGTCAGTACTTCTTACTGGTGGCGGTGGAATTGGTACACTTGCAGTTTCAACACGTTGAGAAGAAACAACTTTTCTGCCCAAGTTTGTGATGTTGTCTGTATTGTTGAATGTTACATTGAATGGACGTGAGTTAATTGTAACTGTACCAGTCTTCTGTATAATACCTTGTGCATAGATGTTGTTTCTTGCGCTAGTTAATGTTGTGCCTTCTGAATTTGTTGGACTATCGGTGATTTTAAATTCACGTTGGCCTGTGTAAAATTTTGTTGAAGGAACTTCAAACAACAAATATATTTGATTGTTCTTAACGATTAGTGGTTGTGATGTATTTGCGCCATCAGCAATGACACGCCATGAAACGTTTACATCTCCTAATTCAATAATACCGGTTGTGGTGTTAGCGGCAAACTTAGAATTTAATGTTTGTAGTGTGGTAGATGTACCAATCAATTCAATTTGATAGCAGTTTGCAGTAACGTTAATACCATCAAAAAATGCATAAACTCTAGAGTTATTTTTTAAGCCTCTAGCTTGAATAACAAATTCACGTTGACGCATCCAAAGTGCGGCTTCAACTTGAACTACCCTGTCAAATTTAACATCTTGTGTAGAAGATGTTGATTGATTACCAGATGCTAATTGATTATATGCGACTTGAGTTGTTTGCTGTAATGCTGTGGTAACCATGTTGGTTCCCACTTGAGTTGTTTGGTTTGTACCAGCAACAATACCTGTTTGTTGGGTGCCACCAAGCCATTTTTGATTTAATGGAGCAACTTCTGTATTCCATGCGTTTTGTAGAGCCTTCCAGTTGTCTGCACCATTGTCATCATTATAGACAACTGCTTTAGATATTAAATTTTCAGTTTCAAAGAAGTTGTCCGTAAATGGCATGACAGATAATTCACCAGTCCAAACAAAGTTTAATTCTTCTGCAAGTCTTAGTTGCTTAGACGCATATGCTTGTTTTAATCCTGGTGCTTCAATTTCAGTATATGGTAACATAACTTTGTTACCAGAATTTATTGTTGTTGTTGATGTAGTAGTAGAATGGCGAAGTCCAACTGTTTTTGCATTATCTTGCAAGCAAGTTAATAATTTATTTTTCTTGTCGATAGAACATTGTCCAAGCGCCTCGGCTACAGAAGAAACAGCCCAACCAGTAAATGGGTCAACAAGAATACCATTCTTGAATCTATCCAAACCATCAGCATCCAACTCTGTTGTATCTGTTGCTTGTTTCTCTAAGAAACTTAATGCAGTAAAGTACTCAAGTCTTTCGAGTCTTTCGTTCATCTTAGCAACATCACGCATCGTGAAGCGTTTGTTTTTCAGCAATCTGATTTTAACTTCAGATGGCAATGATGGATATGCTGGAATAGTTAATTCTGCAATTTCTAATGTATCAGGTTTAGTTGGTGGTGTCTCTGCTCTCTGATTACCAGCTTGTGCAGGAACTCCATCGTTAATACCAAACACACCACGATTGTTGATGTATACTTTAGCTACTCTACCTTTGTAGTAAATTAAGTCTGCATCAAAATCAGAACCAGATTCTGGAACACGAAGTCCAAATGTTGGAACTTGATATGTACCAACGTCAATTGGATTCAAAGATGTGTTTGCAGTTTTAATTGGTCTAAAGTCAATTGAGTCACGTAACTTATAAAATGTCTTAGTTGATGGACTTGTAAAGTTAGGAATATCGGCAGTTGTGATAGTTGTGTTTGATGTTGCAGTATCATCAATTGGATATGAATCAATAGACGCATAACCAACACCTTGAGATGTATCGTGTGTAAAGTTATCAAAGACTGCTAACAATCTACCAGTAGGAACATAACCAGCAATTGGTTTAATTGTTCCATGCTCATATGAATAGTCACGTTGTCCATTGTCTAATACGTAATTTGCAGTAACATTTGTGTTTGCAGTAGAAGCGGCTACACCAAATGATGATGATTGATAAACAGCGTGTAGCTGATAGATATCGCCATAACCTAAACCAAATGGTCCAGACAATCCGCTGATATGTGTATTTGGATTGATGTTTGCTTGTGTTTGAAAGTTTAATGTTTTAACTTTCTCTCTAGCACTTGCTCTGTCCATAGACACAAGAACTTCTGCGGTAAATGTTGCATTTTCTTGAATGTCAATAGATGCAGTACCTGGAGAAGTAACGTTAACACTTCTTACGCTTCCTTTTCCGCCATTAGCAGAAAGAGATAAAATCGTTCCAGAAGGAATAATTTTAGTGAATGTGTTAGCACCAGCACCAGTTGTATGTGTAGAAGAAAGAATTAACGATGTTGCATTCGTAATAGAAGCAACTTGTCTAGTCAAACTATTAACTTTAATTAAATCACCAACATTCAATTGTGTGGTAAATGATGTGCCACTTCCAGTAACAGTATTAGATGCCGCACCAACTGTAACAGTACCAGTCAACGCAGAAGTCTCTACGTTTGCGCCAGCATTGTTAACGACAACCATGTAGTAGTCATTTTTCTGAGTAGCATTTAATGCATCTGTACCAACGAATGTTTCTGTAACAACGTCAGTTGCAACAGTAGCAACACCAGAAGAGAATGATACAGTAAATTTCTTTTTGAATCTAAAAGCAGTTTCAACGTTTTCTGATGAGTCACGTATAGTTTTGATTGCATCGTATGGCAATGGAAAAATCATCGTGTTGAATGATGTTTCTTGTAAAACAGCACCAGCGGCAGTTGTTACAATATCAGCAAAACGTTTTGGTGTTGCAGAATCATAAACAGCACGAACGTCAGCAAAATTCTTACCAGAACTCATCGTGATTTCATACAAGTACAAATAGTATCTTGCATCGGCAGTACCTTTAGTACCACTTACATATTCAATCGAACGCACTCTTGCAGTACCAATTTTAGTACCACTTACTGTTGCGGTTGAGTGTGCTAAGTTTGTAATAACTTGTTGTGGTGTATCATACAAATCAACTTCTGTTGATTCCATAATGTCCCAACCACCAACAACTTCTTTAACTTCAATATACTGCCCGTAATTGATTTGAGTCTTTGTTTGTTGTACGTATGATGTACTAAGACCTTTTTGAAACTCAATTGGAGTTTTTGCAATGATTTGATTTCTATAACCAGACACATAAGATGTGAATGGATCAACTTCAACTAAGAGTAAATCTGAGTTACCGCCTTCAGTAGAAGTATACCTACCACCATTATCACCATTTTGTAAATGCTCACGAACAATGACGATTGGATCAGACAATGTGTAATTGCCAGATTCTTCAATTGTACGCTTGGCTAGAATATCTTCCATTTTATTGTCAATAGTAATTGATTTTCTTTTTCTAGCAACACCAGTATCAATTTCTGTGATTGTGATGAATTCATTTTCATCGGTAGTAGCATCTAATGCAACTTTAGTTAAAGTCGTATCAATTTTTAATCTATCAGCACCAGGCGCTTGTGCATTAGGCGTTCCCTGTGCATTGTCAACAAGAGATTGGTCTTCAATGTAATCAACGAAAGACCTTGATGGAACTAAACCAATCTTATAAGATGGTTCGTTTGAATACTTGTCAAGCAAAATAGTTTGTGTAGAGTGCTTAACAAAATGGTCTGCAACATAAACAACGCCTTCAGAAACAGTAATCTTAGACCCGTAGTTATAGATTTGTTCTGTTGCAAGTCCTTCATTAACAACATTGCGTATTGCATTTGTTGTTGCTGCCGATGCATATGCTCTGCCAGTTAAAGCAGAAGTAAAGATTGTTTCGGAGTTTGCAAACGTAGTATTGGCACGAAAATCAGTAACAGCAGTAATATTAAGTACTTGATTTGCACCAGTAGATAATATTGTATTTCCTGATGTTGTAGTTAATATGCCGCTTGTGTTTGAAACAAAAATTTTACTTACACTAGTAATTGGGTCTGTGTACCAAGACTCAATTGTACCAGTATTACCTGTCGAGAAAGTAATTGTATTTCCCGTTTGAAGTGTAGATGGCGCAACGTTTACAGTAAGAACTTGCGTACCGTTTGTTGCATAGCTAATGAACAATGTTTTAGGATCGTCCCCATCAATATCTGTAACTAGTCCACAATATGCTTTGATGCCGCTGTTTGCGCCATAGATTACGCTACCAACAAAATTAGCAACTGCAACCGTGCTACCATTGTAGGTAGGTTGAAGTTTAACGAAACTTAAATTTAAGTCTAGATTTTGTTCGCAACCATCGACTAATGCGCCTTGCTTGAAAAAATATTCAGCAAAGCGTCTAGTCTGCACTTGTTGAAGAGTTTGCGCTTGTGTAAGTTCTCTAGCCTGAACAGCACGTCCAGGACGATAGAGAACTCTTACAAACTTTTTATCTTCATCATAATCATCAAAGTATGGACTGGTGTTTAAGTCTACACCACCAGGATTTGTATTTGCCATTTATTTTTCAAGCCTACGTTTTTTTTAAATTAGAATTGAATGATTAGTTTAACGTCTTCAATTTGGTCAGCCGCTCTAGAGATTGGCACACGATTTTCAACATAGATAATGTCGCCTGTGTATGGCTGTAAGCCTGGAGTTGTGATAACTGCAACTGTTCCAGAAGCACCGGATGTTCCACCAGAAACGCTTGCTGTGTTAGCAAATGGTTTGTGTACTGGCAATGTAGTGTACAGGTTTGGAGTTGTCCACTCAATGACAGATGCTGTGTTAGAACCGCTAGTAACTGTCTCGTCTAATGAGAATGTTCCAGATGCGCTAGACAATTGATACTTGAACGACTGTCTGTAAGAAGAAGCAACCGCTCTAGTAGTTGTGCCATACAAATATGGGTCACGAACGATACCAACTTGACGGAATTCATTAGCTGTAGAGAATGTATTAGATTCAGTACCATCTAAACGAACGTTAATCATAATGTACTTACCACCGAGTTCTTCAACTGCATTAGCACCATGTCCACCTTTTGGTGAGATGATTGCTGTTGCGGCAGCGGCACCAGAAGCGAACGTAATAGATGCTCTTGTGTAACCCGTACCAGCCGCTGTAATTGTAACTGCTGTAACTGCACCAGCAGTAATTGTAGAGTTAGCTGTAGCGCCAGTTCCGTCACCAGTAATAGTAACTGCTGGAGCAGAACCATATGCAGAACCACCTGCTGTGACTTTAACAACGTGAACACCACCATCAACTGCGGCCGCTTGCACGTCCCACTGGTCTGTACCATCGTCAGAATCTAATTGCTGAACTGGAATGTAATCATTCGTCAAGAATTTCAACGCTTTAGCAGTTGTGACTGTATACATGTATTTCCAAATGTATCCGTCTGCTGTCGTAAATGGTGATGTGCTTACGCCTGTTGGCTTTGTAGTAGAAGCCGCACCACCTGCGTTCCACAAGCACTTGTAAACGTTATAGTCTTCTGTGATTACAAAGAAAGAATCGGATTCGATTAAGTTTGTATCGGTATCATCATAGTATGTGTATACTGTGCCAGAAGTCCAATTGTATCTTGGAACTGCGTGTGTTACGTCCGCTGTAGTAATGCGTTTTGCGGCATACATGTCACGCCATGGAGTATATTCAACGTTAGCTGTTGAATTTACTGGTGTTGGTGGCGCATTATCGTCTGGAAATGCTGTGTTTTTACCGATGAACAAATACATAATGGTATTTGCTGTTTCAGAAAATGCTTCTGCGAATTGCTGTGCATTGTGTACTCTGAATTTTGTAGTTACAATTGATGCCATGTGGTTTTCTCCTTTTGAATACTGTACTTAAAGTTGTTTTTCATTTACTTATTTATACAAAGTTTTTATCTAAATTGACTGTTTATATGCAAAAACATTCGTAAATGTGTTTGTCGGTAATCTATCTGTTATCATATATGTGGTATTTGCAATGCTTTCCACTTTGAAATACTCATTGTTTGCAATGAATTTGCTACCCAAACCAAAGTCTGATACAAAGTTAGTTCCAGAACCAATTACTATCGGAACTAAATCTGAAAGCAATGAATCGTCAACAACATCGATTGCAGTTGCACTAAATGTTGAAAGCGGTAACGTAGAGAATCCTGCGTTTGCAGAAGAAACTGTTCCCGCAATCTTTGCGTATGTCGTATAGTCTGATGCAGTATATAGTGACGGATAAGTTGTGCCAAATGTTTCTGTGCTTAGTGGTATATCATATAGTGTGCCCGATATAGCATATCCAGACAATGCTGAAACTGGCAAGTCACCATATGGCAATGCATATCCATCAGATGCGCTTTGAATATCAATACGAATTTCATCTCTGAATATATCTGTCGGATTTCTTCTAGCAGACTGTCCACCAGAATATGGTGAAGTTGTTGCTTTAATTGTCACATCATGTGTCGTAGTGCCAAGATTTGTATCAAATGTAAAATCTGCTAATGTAGAGATTGGTGATGTTTGATAATCTGACAATAATAAGTTATCGTAAATTGTATATTTAAATCCATTGCCTTCAGAGCGAACAACAATCTCTCTATTTACAGATAGATTATTGAGCGATGTTGTGGTTACAGGAATTACTTTTGTATATTCTTGGTATTGTTTTGGCTGTACTGTATATATTGACCCAAACGTTGATGTTTCATATGTTGTTGAAGTTCCTTCATATACACTCTGTGGTAATATATCTGTAAATGTTTCATTAGCAACCTCACCTATTGAAATATCACCCAATTCAATCTTGTACAAGTACACAAGATTCTGTGCAGACGCAAATTTCTGAGGCGCAACAGTAGAGTATATAAAGTCAGCTTCAACGTGCATGTCAGCTAAACTTGATGCAGATTGTATGAAATCATCAAATGCTACGTTTGCTACAGCAGAAATTAATACGGATGAATATTCGGATAACAATATGTCAGAATATTTTCTGAGTCTAGTTGCATGACCACTTAACTTATACTCTTTACTGATGTTCAAAGTTGAAGTCTCTGCAATCAATACAGGTAACTCACGATTCATCTCGGTAAATGTTGTTACCGCAACACTATTAACTTGAAGTACAATAGGAATTTCAGGTTTAATAGTTAATGATTCTGTGGTGATAATAGATTCTAATACAGGAATTGTTCCACTAACAGCAAACGTTTCGTATCTAAGTCTTGTTGTTGTCGATAGCGTAGAAACGTCAATTGTATTATCAATGAACAAATTCAATATAGATTGATATGCTGGATTTTCACCATACAAATCACTAAATCTTACGTCTTGTAAAACCGAAATTGGTGTTGAAATCCAATCATCACCATAGACACCAAGAGGTGTCATTCGTAAATTGCCATATGTATTGTTTCCATAACCAGGAACAATATCAAATTTAGACACAACAAATTTTGTTGTTGGTAATGTTGCTGATGTTGCAGTAACATCAAGTTCAAATGGTGTCTGAATAATAAACGAGTGTCTAATATCACCTTGATTAATTACAACGCCAACGTCAGTAATTCCAGTTTCTTCATCGCCTTCTGGCACCAAGTGAATAACGTACTCTTGAACATCCAACAAGTCTGTATCAAGTCTGAGAACCGGTGCTTCAACTTTGATAGTCCATGTGATGTTTGAATACTCATAATCACCACCAACATAAATTCGTGCCAATATCTGCACAAGCATTCTACTAATTGCTTCATTATTAATTAATTCTGGCGCAACATCAAGATTATTAAGAATACTAATCTCACCAAAATATGTAAGACCCGCAGGGTGAATGATTGACTTTAAGGTATTTGAATATGTTTGAAACGTTAAACCACTCTTAATAACATAAGAGTAATCTTGATAGTAGTATGAGTCTTGAATAATCTTATAGTCAACTTTACCATCATCGTCTAGCCAAACACCTTGTCGAATTCCAAGTCCAGAAATAACTGGGCTTAATATTGCGTTACCATCACCAACAGCGGATGCAGATGCATTAGCCGCACTATAGTTAATACCAAAATTTGTAATTTCAACTGCACGAATAGAACCAATACCTGTGATATTATTTGCAGTATCTACTGCAATGCTTGCATTCTTACCTTGAATGTTTGTTGCAACTAGATTTGCACTTGAACCAGTCGTTGTAGAAATTGAGATTGAAGGTAGATTTGCAGAACTATATCCAGTACCAAAGTTAGTTAACTCAATACGTTTGATTGGTCCTTTTACTGACCAATCTTGATTTTTAATAATGTCGTAATAACTACCATCAGCTAACATACGTTGACCATCTTCAAATAGAAGGTCGTATGTCGTAGTTTCTACAACAGATGCAATTTGTCCGGCTGCGTTTGCACCAGCACCACCAGTAAAGACTAACGTGTTTCCAACACCATAGTTAGAACCAGCGTTATTAATTGTGATTAACTTATCTGACAACAATCCTAATGAAGAGATTGTAGTATCTTGTAATGTGATAGAAGGTTTCTTAAAATATCCTTCACCTCTGTTGATAACAGAAACTTGAGATACTTCACCAACAGTATAGGTGTTTGCACCAGAAGTTACGCTGTATGTATTTGCAAGTGCGGTAACTTGAACAAGAAATCCACTACCACCAGTTCCAGTATTATTAATTGTTGCGGCAGTATTTAATTGATAGCCATGCCCAATTGTATTTACAGTTAATGCACTAATTGGAGATTCTTTAATAGAAGAAACTTTAGCTTGCGCTTCAGAGCCATCACCAGAAATGGTAATAACGTCTCCATCTTCATATCCAGAACCACCATCAACAATAGTTACACCAGATATGATACCATAAATTGTTGTGACAAGGTTACTATCGTCAATGTCAACAACGTCTTCGCCAGCAGTAAAAGTACCGCTGACAAGTTTCAATGTCATTTCAGCGACTTCTCTGGAACCAATAAAGAATTTCTTAATGTCAACTACGTTTGCAAGAAACCCTGAAGACTGCCCACGAATAGTTTTATTTAAAAATAAGAAAATATCTCTATCGTATGGTGCACCTAAAGAGTCTATGCCAGTAGCAACAGCCTCAGTTCTAATAATTTGAGTCTTTTCAAAATTACCATCAGACACACGCAGAACGTCAGTTCCAGGATAGTAAAAGTCAATGTCTTCATTGTATAAAAGTTTAAATAGAAATCTATATGATTGCTCATTACTCTTTGATTCATAAAAATCTTTGAAGTATTGTGCTACAAGTCTTTTATCGCCATAGTACGTTGAAGGTATGCTAGGATACAATTCTTCTCTAAGGTAGTCAACGTATTTGTCAACAGATGTTTCTAGTGTTTTATAGTTTAGAACATTTCCTGTGGCACGACCAACGTTATCTTTAGTGATATTGATAGTCGCTGTTGCATTTGAAGTCTGCCCCTCAACAACTTCATTATAGTTAAATACAGTTCTTGTTGTTAACTTAACAATGATAGAGTCTGTTTTGACTTCTTTAATAATTGCAGTTGCGCCTGAAGTTGCGCCCACAACTGTTTCTCCAACTACAAACGTTCCAGTTTTACTAGTTAACGTTAGAGTCGTTGATTGCATCCATTCATAGTAGGCTTGCATGAACAGCAAGAATCTTTCCGTATCAACGGAAGAGTTCTCACCGACAAATGAGCCTACATTTAATGACGGCTTGAAAAATGCATCATTCATTTTTATCTATTGACCAAGCTAATTGATTTATCGTCAACCATTGTAACTGTAATATCAGCATCTCGAATAGAAATAATTTGACTTCTTAATGGAAGAATGTCTTTATCTTGTGGTACTGCTGTAACTTTTAATGTTGTACTGCCATCGTTAAATGCAGTCGGTGCAAAGTTTGTTAGCACAATTTTACCTGTTGTGTAATTGATTGTTCCTGCATTGATAGAAACTGCAATGTTATCTAAGCCCAAAACTCGGTAAATACGAATCAGGCCATTGTTGTCTTCTAAGAAGCAGTTTGAGTATCCACCAAATGTAAATGCATTTGATGTTAATTTATTTCCAACGCCATACGCTGAAGTTGTTGGTCTGCCGTTTGTTGCATTGTCAATTGCATTTGAGAAACTAATCTCATATCGTGTACTAACGCCCAATTGAACGTCAATCTCTTTTCTCATTCGTGCAGACATGACGTTACTTAGGATAGACCTTTCAGTCGTATCAATAAGTCTAGATAATTTTGAATATCTGAAGTATTTTGAGAACTGATTAATCTCGTCTGTATTGTATGTTTTGATTGTATCAATCACAAGTTGCTTGATTTCAGCGGCACTCATAATTGTAGAATCTGATAGATACTTTACTGTTGCATCTATAATGATGTATGTGTACTCAGGGTCAACAATTTCTGATGTTACTGTTAAAATCTTTTTAGGATTGATAACAGAATTAATTAAGTTTAATTTTTCAGTCGCAGTTAATACGTCACCAACTTTAGGCTTGACTGCAATGAATACTTTACCATATGTTGGTGGGTCATTATCTTCACCACCCCAAACAACGCAAGAATCTACTGTCGCTTGTTGTAACATTAGAGTTTTATAGTCATCTGCTGTTACGACACGATTCTGTGCTTCATATGTTTTTGGTGCATTGAATTTAATTTGATTGATAGATTCTCTGTCTGCACCACCGGCTGCCGGATCAGTTGAAACAAAACTAATTGTTGTTACGCCAGCAATTGCGTCAGCATATGTCAACGTTTGAATGTCGTTTGCTGAAGTTCCGTTAGATACAAGATATTCAAGTACAACAATATTGCCAGCATCTAATGCGACACCAAATACACCATCGCCAAATTTGAGTTCGTATTGTCCGTCTTCAACTTCTTCAATATAATAAACTCTAGTCGTAGAAGCAACTTCAACTAGGCTAGTAACTTTGACAAATGTTCTTACTGTGCTATCTGTAGATGAATTTAAAACGCTAACAGTCAGAGTCGATGTGTCAACGTTTTTATTTGGAATTAAGAATCTTTGGTCAGGATCGTTTAAATTGACTGTATATCTTCTATTGATATAACGTCCTTCTTTGAGAGACATAGCCGAACTATACACACCAGATAATGGCGTGATAATTACAGAAGTAGTATTCAAGAAGTTATATGTTGTTCCGTCTACAGAGCCTGTGAAAGAAGTGTAAGCTGGAATAGTAACATTTGTTGGCGAACCAGTAACAGTCACCGTTGCAGTACCGCTAATAGATGCGGAAGTAACTGAACGTGGTGTATAGTTTAAAGACTTGGCTAAGTTGACAACTGAATTTCTTTTCTGTGCTGTTGGCAAAAATGCTTCAGCCGCTACCATGTTAAGGTAGAATGAATTGTAGTATGTGTTATACGCTAACAAGTCTAATAGAACATTAAGTCCAGAACCCTCAAAGTTATAATCTCTGAATTGATCCTGTGCTTGTAGATAAGATTTAAAGTTAGTTTTGATTCCCTGAAAATCTAATGCATCTATTTTTAAATTATTGTCCGATGCCATTATGTTGTCCTTTTGACTGTTGTTTGTAGATTTGCAATACCAGAGGCATTCTTAATTACATACTCTAATTTGATATCAAACCCATCATCCGAATAATCTATCTTTATGTCTCTTAGTGAAATGCGTTTTTCATATTTCTCAATGTCTCTTCTGAGACTATTCTTAAGTTCATACAATGTAAATACACCATTTCTAGAGAACAAATAATTTTTAACGCTACTACCATAATCAGGCAAGAACGGGCGTGAGCCTTTTGTCGTATTGATTAAATTAGACAAAGAACGTCTAACCGCAACCTCATTTGTGATGGGACGAACGTCACCAGTCACAGGATGAGGCGTGAAGTCTAATGGTAAATCTTTGTAAAAATTAATAGTAGCCATTTTTTTCTTTTATTTATGTAAGTTATTCTGCCGTTTTAGCGTCTTGAATTTCTTTTCTGCGTTCTTTAGCCGCTTTTGTAAACTCTGCTAATGCTTTTCTCGCTCTAGTACCAGCCGCTTTGTTTCCTTTGTTGTCAAATTTATCATTCTCCGCAAGATACGATTCAAATAAATTAACTAAGTTTTCGTGATTTGTCATAATTATTCCTTATAAAATGTTGACATTTGCTTGACATAGTGTTACACTACTGTGTAGCCTATGATTTTAACCTATACCTGTAGAAGTAACCCCAAAGTCTTTGCTTAATACATCATGGATGTGAGTTCCAAGACTTGTACTTCCTGTAGTTACAATCGGTGCAGTTACAGAAACTGCACCTGTTATTGGTCCGGCAACTTCTAATATTCCAGTCACACTAACTGAAGGTGCGGTAATTGTTGTTGCCGATGATGATTGAAGATTCAATGTACCAAGAAGCGCCTTTATACTTGCATACAATCCAGCAGTCGCAGTAAATGCACCACCAGCAGTAATAGTGGCCGCACCACCAGCAGTAATAGAAGCAAGTCCTCCAGCAACAACGCTTGTCGCTAATGTTGATGTAATCGCTATAGATTCGGTTGCTGTTAAATTAATGTTCTTTGCATTTAAATTAATATCACCATCTACGGCTTCAACTGAAATATCATTAGTTGGTGTGTAGATTGAAATTTTTCCATCAGAACCTATATTGACTTTTGCACCAGTTTTGTGCTGAATTAATATGTGTCCATTTGCTTCACCTGAAGATTGCGTGACAACTTCAATGATGTTATTTCCAATCTCCCAACAAACTGTATTTGCAGAATTGTTTGCAGTAGTAACCCTAGCAAAGTTTCTAATTAAATTGGGTGATGTACCAAAATACTCTGAAGCATTTTGCGGAATTGCAGGAAGATAACCTAAAATTGCAGGCTCTTGTGCAGACAATGAATCTAAGAAGAAACCAAATACCCATTCACCAACTTTAGGACTTGCGTAAAGATTCGGTGTGTTTAGAGGGTGAATAGATAGCGCCCAAGGCAAGTCTTCAGTCGGAACTAAACTAGTTGCCTTTGCAGGATGATAACCAAAACATCTTACTTTGCATCTGCCAAGCGTCAATGGATCGTTGATATCTTCAACAACTCCAATCCACCAAACAAATCCATCCTGCCCAATAAAATTTCTCATCAATTTCCCATATGCTTAAAATACTGAATCTGTCTCTCTTGGTCAGCAACCCATTCATCTGATGGCTTACCTTCACCTTTATAGTAACGTAATGGTTTGCCTGTCTTCTTAGAGACTAACGCCCACTTGCCATCTACTTGCTTAAGTGTCTCAATTAATTCTGGACCGTAAACTTCTTCTTCCCACTCTTCCGTTGATAGTGTGGTGCCTTGTATAAATTCTTTAAATTTTTTCATAGCTTGTCTAATTCTGATGTGTCTACTGCGCCTGGAGGAACATTATCTTTAATCCAAGTCAGTAATTGCTTTTTCACATCAAGTTCTTTTTTAGCAGGTTTTCCTGGTTCTTTAAGTGTCAAATACTTAAAGTCTTTGATAACAGGATTACCCTTCTTATCTTTGTATGCTTTACCTGTTTGCGGATCAACAATGAAAATTGTATTCTCTGGATTATTTAGAATGACATAAACACCGCCTTGAACGGTTGGTGGCATAGCAGTTGTCACTAAGTTATATACAGTCTGTGCCGCACCAGCATGAGTCGCAAGCAAAATATCTTCAGGCACAACTCTTGCTCTTGATTTGTTATTCTTGATTGCAATCTGATAGTTTGTTAGAACCCAAGATACATGAATGTCTTTTGGTTGATATCCAGCTTCAAATAGTTTTGGTAAAACATCAGTCATGTCCGAAACTTCTTTGAATGTGCTATCGAAAATAAGATTTGGCAATTGACCTTTTTCAGCGCCAGCAAGCATTAAGTCTAACGTCTTGTTTTTTACGTCAGTTGCACGAATGAGAACGTGTAAAATATAAACATGAGTTGGAGTCTTAAGATTCAATTCACCCATCTTCACATTTGCATCAATCAATTCTCTCTGAATAAGTTCTTTATCTTTTTCAGAAATTTTGTTACCATATTTGTCAAGCAAATCTTGAGTTGTAAATTTACCAAGTGCATCTAGCTTCTGAAATGCAATCTTTAATTCGTCAACGTCACGTATCTTAAAATCCGAGCCTTGCATAAAATGCTGAACAGCAAAACCTTTACCTGAACCTGCACCACCAGCAAGGAACACAATCTGCCCATACTTTGCGCCATTGTTGTAAAGAATTTGCTTCTCCACAAGTTCATATGCTTTGTAGTCTTTTAACTCTACATACTCTGAAAATTTGAGTTTCATGGTACTAAACCTTTTCTCCAATATCTGTTCACTATTGTTGTTGAATCTGTGCTGTCTTGATAACGTCTATTTGGCAATGCCGATTCTGTAGTTGGCGTGGTAACTCCAGTATTAAAGTCGTATGGTATGGTTGCTCTGCCCAGTTCTAATGACTTTGAATATGAACCCATTCTAATTTTATGATGAACGGACATGACAAAATATCGACCTGAATGAATTCTGTCATTGGGTATACGTGGATTTGTTGGGTCTGCTAATTTTTCAAATGCACTAGGCACAATAAAGTTCACAATGTGCCCAACGCCAATATTATTTTTACCACCTTCAATCTCTACACCAATTTGAAATAAATTCTTAGTTAAATGTCCATAAATGTTATTAGACAACCACTCATCTCTGTTTACTGAATCATTTAATGAAGATGTAATTAACTTTCTTCCTGGAGTTTGTCCAGCGATATCATCAAATCGTGAAAATATGTTTGAGTTGTCAATTGTCTTGTATGAATAGAAATCTGTCGATTCATTTTGTCCGTTAGCATATGACAGTTTTCTCATTGCATGAGTTCTTGATATTGGGTCAATTGATGTGACTGTTGTGTTATATAACCCCAATAGCATTGCATTCAAATGGTTGATGTTTTCTCTTCTCTCAAACTTCAAAGTTCTTAATGTTGCATCTTCTTTATTCGCTACAGTTTTTTGTGCAAATTTAATATCATGCACACCATACTGTGCCGCATCTCTGATTAATTTATTCAAACTACCAAAGTAATATGATGATGTGAATGGCTCATCTGTTTTGGCGTTTGTTGCAAATACCGGATTGAATCTTTCAAAAAATACATAGAAGTCACCTTTTGCACACGCACGATGAGTCATTGCTTCAATCGCTTTATGTGGCATAAGTCCTGTAGAGATAAATGGTTTTTCAAGTGTAATTTTGGGGTCTTCTAAGACCAAATCATTTGTTCCACCCATTTCAGAGAACATAGAAGCTACTGCATCTCCGATTGACATATTCTTATAACTTTTGAACAAGCACTTTTTAGTTGAGTTAATATAAGTTCTTGACGTAAACTGTAATTGATATACACTATGCAAAGTTGTTTGGTCTACTGTGCTTTCGCTAATCTTATGAACAACTAAATCTTGTCGCCAAATAATAACTTCACCATTTCCTGGCTTTGCAACTTTTAATCCAATTAACTCACCACCACGTAATGCAAACTTTTCTAAGCCACCACCAGAATCATCAATTGTAATTACACCCTCAATAGACGCAGAGAACATATCTTCAATGATTTCAATATCTCTAAACGCACCCATCAAGTCTACCTTCTCGCCATATTGCGTAAGTAGAAAAACTTCCTTAACGTCAACGTCTGAGCCAAAGCCAGGAACAATTGATGGGTCTTGCGATACTTTTATATCCGAAGCCTGCCCAATGTCGGGCGAAAACTTAGTAAACGCAGAAAAATTATTATTGGTGGTAGCCATTAGATAACTGGTTTCTTAGTAATAGAATTCAAATCAGAAGTAATCGCATTGATTAAACTTTTTCTAATGACTTTTATTTTTGATTTATTTGAGTTAACTCTCAACTCATATTCGTATTCAGTTTCAGATGTTCTTGCATTTGATGAAAGACTATTGTATGTTGTTTGGTCCACAATGTCATTACTTGAATTGTAGTAATATTTTACAGTAGACATAGCTGCCGTAAGGCTACCATACTTTTCAATAATGTATGATTCTAAGTCTACAGAATTCTTTGGCCAGTCATCATACAAACTATGGATATCATTGGCAAGCATAATAATCCAATCATAATCTGTACTACCATAGAGTCTATATGATACATAGTCTGGACGTTCTCCGTCTCGCACCATGTATGGTGAGTACAATAATCCTCTGTAGTTTTTTAAATAGTCTTTTACTTTTAAAGATGATGTGATATCGATTGCAGTAAGTGAATCGTAGTCATCAACTTTATAAGTTATTTTTGGATAGAATGTGTATATTGACATATTAGAAAATTGTTCGACCTGATGTTTTATGTTCTGCTGTTGCGTAGTCTGCTGTAATCAATACGCTCTCTCTTAATGCAATTGTCATGTTAACTTCAGAAGCAAAATAATCTCCAGTGTTTGCGGATTCGGGGCTTGAAAGAAATACCATTTTGTTTTGTGCGCCATAATCTAAGCCAACGTTTTCAATCATACAGAAGTCAGATTGAAATAAAGAAACAATTTCGCTGTTTGTTCCATTCTTTTTATAAAGAATCAATTCTAATTCGCACATATCTGGATAACCAAACGTCAAAGGTGCTTTAGATGCTTCCACAATTGATGTTCCTTCATTTTCATTGAATGCATCAAGCCCAAGTTCTGTTAATGCTATTCTTTTTTCTTCATCGGGTAATGCATTAATTGCGTCAAGGTCTGCTTGACTTATACCAGATTCGGCTAAAGCGTTTTCGTTAAAACCTGTTAGTGTATCGTTTAAATTTCCTCTAGGTGAAGATGCAACACGAAACGTGTGAATAATATCACGCATCGTTTTTGCTTCCTCATAACTTGTAGGTTTCATGTTAAATGGCAATTGAAAAGACCTGAATCTAGGTCCTTGATAAATCAGTTGTTGAAAACTGTTAAATAGTTTTCTTGTCAAAAATTCTGCTTGAGATTTACCCGATTGTCCTGCACTAGCAATATATCCCACACCAGCACCGAGAGCATTCATCAATCCTTTTTGAATCGCTTCTAAACCACTACCTTTGACTTTACCCAACAAATCTGTCATGTCTTTCAATGTTGCATTGCTAGTTTGTCCTGGTTCAATACTACCAAATATGCCTGTAGCTTCCGTATAGCTGTTGCTTAACTGTGTGCTAAACGTGCCGCCAAGTCGTATATAAATAGATGGCGCATTAGAGTCTTTACCCGTTGCATCGTAGAATTTAAATCTAGCCATGGGAATAACAAATTCTGAATGTGCAAAGTCGCTACCAAATATTAATTCGGTTTCTGGTCCGCTAGGATATTCAAATCCAGAGGTTGTTATTGTAAATGGTGTTCTATCTGTCATTTGACTTTCTCTTATATTAATTCATTATTCTATTTATGTCATACAAAGGTAAATTTAAGCCTAAAAACTATCAAAAGTACAAAGGCAACCCAACAAATATTACATATCGTAGTTTGTTAGAGAGAAGATTCATGGTATATTGTGATGAAACTCCATCTATACTTGAGTGGTCTTCTGAAGAAGTTGTTGTGCCTTACGTGTCTCCTGTTGACAATAGATATCATAGATACTTTGTTGATTTCTGGATGAAGTATAGAGACAAGAACGGAGAGATAAAATCTGTATTGATTGAAGTCAAGCCAGACATACAAACACGCCCTCCTGTTAGAAAAAATACACCAACTGGTAAACCAACTAGACGATTCATCAATGAAGTGATGACATGGGGCGTGAATCAAGCAAAATGGGAAGCCGCAACAAAGTACTCAATTGAAAGAAATTGGGAATTTAAAATCATAACTGACAAAGATTTGAGATAAATAGAAGTATGATATTCGATAACATACTCATTCAAGGCGCACGACAAGGCATCATTCCTGCAAGAACAGTTGCGGCAAGGGATTGGTACAGACAAGCGGCTGGTAAATTAACATCAAACATAACTCCTGGTGTGTTTGAAAAACGAACCGACTCTGCGAGAAAAGTTTCTACGATGGAGTATGGGTATATGTATGCATTCAGATACGACCCAAAAATGAAAAAAGAGTTGCCGTACTACGATACGTTTCCTTTAATCTTTCCAGTAAAGATGGAATCAGATGGATTTTTGGGAATCAACTTTCACTATTTGCCGCCTGTACTACGTGCTAAATTAATGAATGCGTTGTACTCGACATTAACAAACAAAAAGTATGATGACACAACAAAAGTTAAAATTTCATATTCTATTCTGCAATCTGCATCTAAGTACAGATACTTTAAGCCGATGCTAAAAAAATATCTAAGAAGTCATGTGCGTTCACAATTCTTAGAGATACAAGTAAACGAATGGGATATGGCTATTTTTCTACCAACAGAGTCTTTCAGAAAAGCAGACACAGGACGTGTTTGGGAAGAGTCTCGCAAACAATTAGGAAAGTCATAAAATGGCAACAACTTTACCCACAGTTACTGTAACGGCAAAGAGAGAGAGCCCATTTAGCATATCAAACTTTAAAACTGCTATTGGTAAGCCAGTTCGCCCTAACTTATTTCGTGCAATATTGCGTGGATGGGAAGACAACGAAGTTTTAAACGCAACGATGGCTCAGTATGGAGTTTCAGATATTGATGATTTTGTTTTTAGATGCGAAAAAGCTGAGTTGCCTGGTCGTTCTATTGCTACGTCAGACGATACTGGTGGGGGTGGTCCTGCATTAAAACTTCCATACGATGTTACATATAATGACATGCAACTTTCAATTATATGTTCAGCCGATATGAAAGAACGTGTGTTCTTTGAGTCTTGGATTGATTCTATTGTTGGTCCTGCTGGAGAAACAACTGGAGCATCAAATGGTGGCTTAGTTTCATATTTTCAAGATTATGCTAGAGGTGTCACACTAGAAATTCAGCAATTAGATGAAGCAGGCAATAAACTTATTTCATACCAATTAAATGACGTTTATCCTACAGTCATATCACCTATGAATGCAACATGGGAAGAAGTAAATTCTTATCAACGTTTTGGCGTTACATTATTTTATCGCTATTACAAATTTACAATAGCAGGCGGCGGCTGGGAAGTTCCGCCAGACCTGCGCTAAAAATTTTTAATCATTAACACCTTTGGAGGTACATCATGGCTTTGCCTAAAATTAACACACCTATCTTTGAATTGACTTTATCATCATCTGGTCAGGCAGTACAATATCGTCCTTTCTTAATGAAAGAACAGAAGATTCTTTTACTTGCATTAGAGAGTGGAGAACCTAAATCAATTATGACAGCAGTAAAGCAAATTATTAATAATTGTGCTATTAGTACTGTTGACGTAGATAAGTTGCCGATATTCGATTTAGAATATTTCTTTATGAGACTACGTGGCAAATCTATTGGTGAAACAGTAGACTTGCAAATGCGTCATCCAACAGGGTTAAATTCCAAAGAGGAAGAATGTCAGCACGTAACTAAGTTTCCATTTAACATCATGGAAGTTGAAGTCGAAAAAACAATTAGTCATACAGACAAGATTACAATTGATGAAGAAACAGGTTTGGGTATTAAGTTAAAATATCCAACAGCAGACTTTACTGAAATGAATACTGAGGATTTAAGTCAATTAGATGTTGCAGTTAAAATGTTGATTGCATGTATTGATTACATTTACGATAAAGATGAAGTATATAAGAGAGAAGATTCTACAATGAAAGAATTAGAAGAATTCGTAGATAGTCTTTCACAAGAACAGTTTAAAGCTGTAATGAATTTCTTTGAAACCATGCCAAAACTAAAACATAACATTAAATGGAGATGTACAGGTTGCGGTTGTGAAGATGAAGTTATGTTGGAGGGAATGGGAAATTTTTTCGCATTGTGATGGGGCATGATAGTTTAGCGAACTATTATAAGACCAATTTTGCTTTAATGCAACATCATAAATACAGTTTAGGTGATTTGGAAGACATGATTCCTTTTGAGCGTGATATTTACATAATGTTATTAAGTCAACATATCGAAGAAGAAAATGACAGAATACAACAACAAAATCAGGCGCACAGAAGGGGTTAATGACAATGACAACAGCTAAAGAATACGCTAAATTGAGCGATAGCGAAAAGAAAAAAGAAGACTGGATGAACGCTAAATGGCGTCCAATGATGGGTTGGATTTATATGCTAACCTGTGTAACAGACTTCATTATTTTTCCTGTATTATGGTCTATACTACAAGCCGCATTGAAACAACCTGTGACTGCATGGCAACCTATTACTTTGCAAGGCGCAGGTTTATTTCACCTCTCTATGGGTGCTATTATTGGTGTTGCGGCTTTTGGGCGCACACAAGAAAAACTAGCAGGAGCAAACAATGGCGGTATGCAACCCATGGGACAAAGCGTCACGACAACATATGGCTCACCTTCAGCAGGAGGCTTCGGAGCATCCAGCAGTTTTGGTTCACCAACATCAAACAGCTTTGGTAGCAGTTCAGGCTTTGGAGCATCAACGTCTAACTTTGATTCAAAACCAGCAACCGGAAAAGCCGCAAAATTTGCCGACCCAAATCCCGACTCAGTATTCGACAGAGGGTAATCAATAATGGCAACAATAGGCAACTACGGAGCCGCACTAGGAGACACGCTTAAGCAAACTGCTGGCGGTATAGTCAAAGGCTTTGGTTATGGACTCAAGGGAGCCGCACTCTCTGAGATGCCAGGACTTGTTGCCGGCTATGGCGCATTCTCTGCGCTACGCAAAAATGCAAATAGCATTGGACAAGCTAAAGCGGCTCTTGCACAAGGGTCTGCACAAACTCCAGCATCATCCTCATCAATGGCAGGAGGAAATCCATTTGCACAAATGGTTCACCAGTTAGCACAGATTAATGCTAATACTGCTACTGCGGCTAATGTTGCAAAAGCATCTGCTAAAGCTGAACAATATAAAATGATGTTTGAAGAAGAGAAGGCTAGAGAACAAGCACAACAGAATCAAGCACTCATCGATGCAATTAAAAATTCAGGAATGGGTGGAGGAGGTAAAGCGGGAGAAGCAAGTGCCGCAGCCAGTGGTGGTGGACTATTAACTAACATATTAGGTAATGCTTTAGGTGGAATGTTAGGTACAGTTGTTATGGGTGCATTGCTAGGACTTAAAAACAAATTAAAAGCATTCATTGCAGAGTTAGTATTATCTGCGGCTTTGCTATTTGGTGGACCAGGAGGTAAGTTAGGAAAACTTGGTGGTGCCGCTTGGGCAGGTGCAAAGATTGCAGGTAAAGTTGGTGCAAGATTTATACCTTACGTTGGTTGGGCACTACTAGCCGCAGACGTTGCTGAGGCTGGTGTTGCAATCGCAGGAGCCGCAGATAAGTCTGCAAAGAAAAATGCTAATAAACCTAATGCTCCTATGGAGTATGACGCAATGGGCAATGCTACAGGTGTTGGTCCAGATACATCTGAAGATACAAAAAAGGGTAATGCAAATTCGCCAAAATCGGTAACTGCACAAACAGGCGCAAATAAAACTTCAGGACTTTTATGGAGAGTTCCTCTTACTGTACCATATAGAGTTAGTAGTGAGTTTAAAGAGAAGAGTGCGTTAAGAGGCGGCAGAGAACATGATGGTATTGACTTAGCAGTCGGTATGGGTAATTATGTTGTAGCCGCTGCCGATGGTATTCTTGTTCAAGTAAGCGAAAATAAAACTGCTGGTATATTTGCAATAATTGACCACCGCAATGGAATGACTTCAGCATATTGTCATCTATCTGCTGGTTTGACTCAAAAAGTTGGTCAGAACGTAAAGGTTGGTGATGTTATTGGTTTTGTCGGTAGTACTGGACACTCAACAGGACCACACTTACACTTCTCATTAAAGCGTGGCGGAAGCCCAGTTGATCCAAGAACATTTATTAAATTTGGAGAAGGAAACAAAGAAACTACTCCTGAGGCTCCAGCTAAAGCGCCTAGCGGTGCACCTCAAGGCGATGCTAAACGTGGAAATTTTGATCCAAGAAAAGCGCAACGTGTTCCTGGTTTTGCCGCACAAGCAAATAAAAAATTAACAGATAATGCAGTAACAGCGTATTACAAAGCATTGAAAGAAGGTAAATCAGAAGAAGAAGCAAAAGCAATTGCAACTAAAGTTGCTGGAGAAAATCCTGAAGCAAAATCCGCATTAGAAAAAGTCAGCGCAAAAGCAACTAAAGTTGCTGGAGGAGGTGATTCTGAGAACGGAATTAATGGAGTTTCAAGTGCTGGTGACATAGTTCCTCTTGCAGTTGCAAAAACTTCAGCAACACCATTGATTGAAATGGGTGATGCTGGTGTAGCAGAATCAATGCAAAATAAAACTCCAGTATGGGTAGATGCATATTTGCGTAAAGTTGCCGCTAAAGGATACTACACAGAACGTGAAACTGCCAAACGCACTCAAGAAGTTATTAAAGAATTAGGCGGTATTAAAGAGAACACTCGTATTACTGCTAAAGAGGTTACAAAAAGTAGAGTAACTAAAAGCATGTTCCAATCATCGGAACAACTATTATCTAAAGTAAATAAACAATTCACGGATAGTCTACAGAGACAGTTAACTAAAACTATTTCTGGCACCTTGATGAATGCATTGTATCCAGGTGGATATAAAAATGTTAGTCAAAAAACAGCACAAGGTCAAATGTATAGGGGTGAACAACTTAATAAGCTATTAGGTTTAACACCACAACTCACTAAACTCGGAACGTCTGTATTTGGCAAACAATATGGTCCTGCGTTTGGACAAATCTTCAGTAAAGCCGCAACAGGTTATATGGAAGTTGGTGCTAGGGCTGTAGCAAAAGGCATCTTTGGTTCGATGGGTGCCGGAATGAATGATAATGCCGCTAATGTTCTTGGTGGACAGATTTTAGGTAATCTTGCTAAAGGAACACAACAAGGCAAATTAACTGCGCTTGAACAAATTATCTATGGTGTGAGTGGCGGACAAGTTGCATTAGGTCCAGAGACTATCTTTGCAAAATATGGATTTGCATCACCACAAGATGGTATTAATTACATGGCCAATGTATTAGGATCATCTATGATGGGACCTATTGATAGTGCAATGGGAACTACTCCACTCAGTATGAATAACATGGATCCACGAATGAGAACCATGGGAATGTATGGCGGATACAATGGTCAAGTTGGTGGTTCACCGACAGGAATGCCTTCAGCAGGAACATTGCAAGCGGCCGCACAAAACAATCCTTATATGCAATTGAATAAAGATGGCATGGTTGTTCTTAAAGATAACATGCCTGAACAAACAAAAACTATTGCAGAACAACTTAATGTTGCAAAACAATCTGAGATAGATTCAAAACAAAGATTTTTAGATGCAGAAAAAGGTAGTGAAGAAAGAGCCATTGCACAGAAAATGGTTAGTGAATCGCAATATGAACAACAGATATTAACTAATAGACTTCTTGCATCTAGAGCAACAACTGGTAGCGGAACAAACGTATCTATTGGTGGTGGAGGTGGTAGCGGAGGATTCTTTAGCGGAGGTGGACCTCTTGCTGAAGTTGGTAATATGGCTCTTGACTTAGGAAAGTCGGCTGCCACTTCTGCTATTGTTCAATCGATGGGTATTAAAAATCCATACATGTCTATGCTTGCATCTTTTGCAGTTAGCAAAGGATTAAGTTTTGTTGGAGGTAAAGCATTCGACATGCTTGCTGGCACAGAAATGGGTAAAAGCATTACTGGCGCATTCTCTGGTGCTGGAGACACAATTAAGAATATTTATGGAACATATGCACCAACATGGGCTGGTGGATATGATGCCGCAACAATGGCCGACTTAGAATTAGGTCGAGCCATGACAGCAAATGCTGGCGGTACGGGCGCATCAGCAACTTCATTCCTTGACGGATTTAACTTCATGGATGCATTGCCGTATGCAGGTGCTATTATAAAATTAGCACAAGGTGACATAAAAGGTGCGGCATTTACAGCCGCTGGCGTATACGCTGGTCAATTCATTGGTAATATGATTCTTCCTGGTATTGGAGGAGTTATTGGTGGGTTTCTGGGTGGAATTGTTGGTGGTTTATTTGGTGGCGGTGGCGGTGGTTACGTGCCTAATCCAACTGTTTGGCGTATTATTCGTGTCAGCGGCAATAATAATATTGCCTCAATTGTAGATTTACAAGCGCCGAAAGATAATCCACCTAAAGAATTTTTTGACCTTTGTGATAGTTTACTCAGAGTTGGATTTAATGCAACGAAAGCGGCCGAAGTTGAAACTAAAAAACCGCCACCTTTTGATTTTATTATGTGTTCGATGAATGGTCCAGATGGTATTTTCTACAGTTTGAGAAAAGGTGATCCAACATCCGCTGATTGGAAGGCAATAGCATTGGGCAAAGCAGATAAGACATTTTCTGCGGGTAAATCTGCTTCAGCAATTGTTAAACTTATTACAGATACATTTAAAGAAGCATATGCCGCTGATACAGTCGCTATTGATAAGGCATCCAAACTTCTGAATAGCAAATCTTATGCCACAGTATCAAAAGGTCTACTTAAAGAATTGAGTACTGGTACTAATAAAATTGATGTTACAAAAGAGCAAGGCGTGTTTGGTGCTACTCCCGCACAAGATGCAATTATTATGGCTGGTCGAGCAAATGCGCCGCAAGCCGCAACATCAGATGAATCCAGTTCAACGCCTCCAATGATTTATAGTATGAAAGAAGGCAAGTATGTTGAAGCACCATTTACAGAAAAAATGGTAGATGCTACTGATGAAAATGGATATACGTATAAAATCAAACAAAAAGTGTACACACCTGATGCATTAATGATTGATAAAAATGGTAATGTAATATACGATAAAAACAAAAGTGGCGGTATTGACTTAGCAGACATTGCAACTCCAACATTGGTAACAACCTCAGGAACTATTACTGGTGGTACAACTGTTGCAACAACCACTACAGGAACAGGAACAACTGGTAACGTGAATGTTGTCACTAATGCAGATAACAGTCAGACAAACAATCAATCTGTTAATACATATTACACAAGTCTTTTAAGCAAATCTAGAAACGCTATTAGAGATGCTAGTGTGAATACTGCATTGCCTGCATAAAAAAAGGGGAAGCATGTTACTGCTTCCCCAAAGTCACAAAGGAGATTACGAAATATTAATCTTCAGCGAGTTTCTCAAAGTAACTCAAATCTTCATCTTCATCAAGTGAAGCAGTAGCAACTGTAGTCTTTGGCTTAGTTGGTGTCTCAGGTTTAGCTGAGGATGTTACGTTAGGTTTAGTGGAGTAATAATTGTCTCCAGCAGAACCATCTTCAAGCCCAAGCACTTTATTCAAACGTGCTTTCAATTCATCATAAGACTTAAAGTTCTTCTCACTCAAGAATTCAGACAAGCTAAACTCTTGCTTCCAGATACGTTCTAAGTCATCTTCATCGCCAGACAAAGGTGCTGGTGATTCAAACTCAGACTTATCATAGTTCTGATAACCTTCTACTTTACGAATCTTCAACTTGAAGTTCGCACCTTCCCAAAGGTCGAATGGGTTGACAGGAGTTTCATCTTCAAACTCAGGATTCATCAAGTCATTCAACTTGTCAAAAATCTTCTTACCGAATTTGAACAATTTAACTGTTCCGTCATTGTCAGGGTTTGCAGGATCCTTGACAATATAAACGTTTGCGATATACTGCAACTTACGCTTTTGCTTACGTGCAATATCTTTGTTAGCATCTGAACCTGAGTTCCAAAGAATGCTATTGTGTTCAGACACAGGGTCTTTCTTGTTGAGTGTAGTCAACGAATTTTCAATGTACCATCCACCAGGACCTTGGAATGAATGATTGAAAACTTGAACCCAAGGTACATCTTCGCCTGAGGGTGCGGGAAGAAAACGGATTGTTGCGAAACCGTTACCTGCTTTGTCTACTGTGGGTTTCCAGAAGCGGAGGTCTTCATAAGACTTCTTACCCTCTTCTTTATTGGTGAGTTTGGAAACTGCGTCTGTGAGTTTTTCCAAATCTTTGGTGCGTGACTTTTTCAAATCTGCGAATGATGCTGATGCCATATTAGTATTTCCTTGTATGTTAAGTATTAAATGTATGTTTTGCTTGTCCACTTTTATCATAATCTACTATAGTATATAGTCTATCACAATTCTCTATAGGTGTCAATAGTCGGCAAACCTTACTAGGTTTACGCATTACTGCCGACACCATTACGTCACTACTAATTCTCTGAGTGACTTTTTCATCTTTGCCGTATCGTAATTTAAAAAGGGCTGGTACTTTTTGCATAGTTTGCTTACCTCTTTGTAGATTGGATCATGTATCATTGTATCATACCTTTTGACAAAATGCAATAGTGAATTTAATATTGCTAGAGTCTCCAGACTGATTTCTCCTCTTAAGTATTTCTTTATGATTGGTGGGTGGTCGCCACCTTTAGCATTAAAAAATTCATTCAGTTCGTTGGCGGACCAACCAGAGATAAAATCCATCTCATTCTTAAATACATACGTCAAAGATTCTTGCCTACGTTTCCATTCTTTGTAGCGTTCTTCACACTCTTCAGACAGAAGTTCTCCGACCCACATTTTGGTGTCGTGCATAAAATTAGAAACTAAAAACTCTTCTAAGTAAGCATCTTTACGATTGCCAAGTTTAGCAAAAAAGATTTTGTCTTTACGTTTCAAAAAAGAATCGTATGTGACATTGACTTTCTTATTATACTTGAACCAATCGTAACTGTCTAACGTAAAATGATTTTTAATTCCTAAGTAAACTTTGTATGCGTCTATAGCATCCATCTTCATCAATCATCCACCTCAATAGGCAATCTAGCTTTAGGTGCAATCATCTTTAACTTCATTGCTTCACCCTCAATAGAAGACTTCATGCGTGGTGTAATTAAAGATGCCGCAGTCTCAACTTCAACGTTTTTGATTGTGCAATATTCTAAGATAGCATCAATCATTGTAATCGGAAACTTATCACGTTGAATCTGCTTAATCTCTGCCTCAAATTCTTTCTGAGTCAGAATCTTAAGATTCATAGAAACGCACCGAGGTGATTCGACCATTTCGGAAATGTCCAAATTGTGTTAGAGTGACTGCTGGTTTAGCAGAACGAAACTTAGGATTAGTTACTTCAGCCTCAGACGCATAGTAACCTGGAGGATAACCACCTTTACGTTGATACGTTTTCATTTCAATTTTTTTCTTCATAATATTCATATTGTAAGTCCTATGGTAAACGATAAAATACGTGTCCTTCGATAGTCGCAACTTTTCTAACATTCTTAATCCAATCTGGTTTGATGTTAATCGCATGAAAGTGTGTAGCGCCTTCTAAGAGTTTAATTATATCACTACTCAGCTTGGAAGTCAATAGTAACTTAGCCGCTTCGTATGATTCTTTCCAACGTTGACTATTTGCTGGAGGTGTGTTTGCCGTCTTTGAATTGTACCATGAAAATTGTTGTGGTTCTGTTACAACATCACGGATGTTTTTGGGAAATCTTTTGTCATTAAGACGATTGAGGGTGACAGCACCTACTGCAATTTTACCAATGAATGGTTCACTACCTGCTTCATAATAGATGTTCATTGCCATCCAGTACAGGTCAGATTTGCTAGAGTTTTTTGGTGCCGATGATGATTCTGATATTTCCTTTAGCGTTGGCAAATTTGCCGCTATTGTGTGTGTAGAAAATAAAGTTAATAGAAATACTACAGCCGCTATTAGTGCTTTCATATCTTTTTCCTTTCTTTGAAGCCCACAAGTGTTTAGTGGGTCTTTTATTTAGTATACGTGAATTATACTATCTTTTTCTGAAATAGTCAATAGCGCCTACGTAATCAGAACATATACCATAGATTGGTAGATTAAATGCGTATTCTAAACTAATTCCTTGATTCTCTGGCATAACACAAACACTCTTTGCCATGAGTGGTTGATTTGGATATGCCCATACTATACCATGGCTGGTTAGTGTATATGAATCTTCTTGATGCCAGAAATAATTCAATTGTGTGTCTGATAGCCACTCTAATGCTTCCCAGTTCTTAGCGTGAATCCATAGTCCTTTTTTGTGTAGAAACTCTGGATCAATTTCATATGTTGGATCATCGTGCCCCAAAAAGAATTTGTCATTAACAATTCTTAAATCAATCTCAGCATCAAATCCTTTATCTAACGCAGATTCAATTTGATATGGTGCATTTTCGTTTGTCTTGTCAGAACCAAACATCAATCCTCTATGTGCAATTAGCTTCATATTTGTCACTCGGTATGCTAGGCCATCGAATCACTATCAATTCAACGTCAGTTAAAAATTCTACAGCAGAAACTTCGTTCTTCTCATACGTCCACATATCACCTTCTTTGAGATGTTTACCTGACGCAATGAGTTCTCCTCGGACGATGTAATTCAATTCTGTTGTAACCTTATGAAAGTGTGGAAATGTCTCCTCACCCTTCTTATGTTTATGGTGTCCAATCTCAAAGAATGGATTCTTAAACAAAGATGGATTGAAGTCACCAACAAACCATCCTTTTACATAATCATTTATGTTCGATACATTCATTCAAGTTCCTGAATTCGTAACTGGTGTCTTCCACCATCGAATGTATGTTGAAATCCTAATCTAACATACTCATGTAGATTTTCTGTGTTTGCATTCATTGCAGGTATGGCAAAGAAGTTCGCACAGTTATGACGCATAGCCATTTCCATTGCATTGTAATCATAGATTAGTGCAGAGCGAATACCTTTGTATTTGTTAGCGCACATGTTGACGCCTTGTCCTGTTCTACAGAAACTAAACGCATAATCACAATCACCATCTTCAATGCCTTTGACTGCTTGACTGATAAAGTCTTTGTAATTGCAATCACGATTGACAACTGTACCATAGTCGATATATTTTTTACCAAGGCCTTTTAATACAGACTTAAATAATTCTTTTGCTTCATATCCAGAGTGGTCACAGCACAGCGCAAATGGTTTATCGCCAAAACGTTTGACAACATTCTTTTTATAGAAGTTAAATTCATCTGGTGTTCCAAACACATGCATCTTCTCTACTGGATGCGTAATGATTTTAAGCCCATCTTCAATCAGCAGATTGTACAATGGTGCAATATAGAATTCATTATTCGTGCGAATGTCATCGGCAATCATCTGTTTTGCATATCTGCAAAAATCAGAACCACGTTTGAAGCCATAGATGCCAACACATGCATCGGAACTAATTGCTTTCTTCTCAGCAGTTTCAGATACATAGTTATCACCATCACACTTAGCGTAACTGTAGTTTGCGCTATTTGATTTGAATGTCAGTAGAACACCATCAGCTAAAAGATTACCCACAATCTTAGGATCAAACACTGGTCCAAACTCAATGTCTAATGTATGAATCACAAGCGGTGCATCATTGTCGATATACTCGGATGCATACAGACAACTCTCAACTGAACCTCTAGTCAAGTGGTCTAGCACAACAACTTTAATGTCATCACCAAACTTCATGCGTAGAATTTCATCCATTCTGAAATTGTATACGTGTTCGTCACGAATGATGAAAATTAAGTTACAGTCTTTTGTATCTAGGCAATCAAGCGAGATATCAATCAACTGTTTGTCTTTGATGTTAATCAATTGTTTAGGTACAGTAAAGCCTTCTTTCAGAAAACGGCTACCTAAGCCTGCCATAGGCACCAATACGTTTGTCTTCATACTTTTTCTTTTAAATGATTTGTTGTTAAATTATGCGATAGCTTCATACACTCAAAATCTAATCGTGTGTTCAACTTTCCGTACATAAAGCAAGCGGCATAGAAGTCACCTGCACCCAATACGTTTGCACCTTTTATATATTGTTCTTCGCCTATGCTGAACGTTTCACCTTTGCTATTATAGCTTGTCATGGGTGAATGCGTAATGACTGTACCTTTGAATTCTTCAACATCTCTCAACAAATGCTTGTCTTCTTCAGAGACAAAGATATAGTTCAAATACTTATACGCTTCTTTGTTTATCTCTCTACCAGAACAGATATCGGAAAAGATTAAACCTGTCATATCTTTTAGAAAACTCAAATCGTCAATCTCATTAATATAAGCAATGTGACTAATCAATGCTGGTTGAACTCTAACGTCAACACCAATTGCATTTAATTTAGATTCGTTTGTTCTCTGACTATTATCTTTATCAATTGTGATAGTCGATGTTCCGATATTAGATGGACAAACATAAATGTCTAACGTTGGGTCCATGTTTTTCAATGCACGCCACACGTTGACAATACCACCAATGTCGTGTTTTGTTTTTGGGTTTTCTTTTATCGTATCAAATACTAGGTGCCCATACAATGCTATATCATACATCAAAATTTTTCCTTTTCATCTAACGTATATACGTCATCTAAGTGTTCATCAAAATAATAATTAGGAAGCAATTCTCTTGATTGCAGTTCTTCAAATAAAGCCATAACAACATTCTCACCAGCACGTTGTGTTAACATCGAACAAACGTTTATCATTTCAACTGTTGCATCGCTAGGGCAAAATGCAAGTGCAACTGCGTTTGCAATTCGCACATCAAAGATATCATCACCAACATAAACAACTTCGTCAGGAGTTACACTAAAGTCGCTACATATCTCATCTAAGAAATCTACTTTGTCTGTGTGTGTGCCGTTGCTTCTGTTTAGATAGAATGGTAAGTTTCGATTGTTTGCAATGTTTGCATTGAAGCCATCACCAGAAAGAAAAGCAACTTCAATGCCTAACGCACGAAATCGCTTGATTGCAGTCCAGTCTTTATCGCAAAATGTTTTAAGTCTGACGGTGCCTTCTTTGTCATAGTATTTTCTACCATCTGTCATCACACCATCAATGTCAAGAAGAATAAGTTTAATCATTTCAATTCGCCCAATACTCAGTATATGCTGTACCAACATGATAGTGATATTCGTCCAATCCGTGTTTAGGCCATGACATGCTTACCCTAGGAAAAGGAACGAAAACTCTATCTCTAATTTTATAATCTTTTTGAAGTGCTTCGTGTCTTCTTTCGCCACGGTCAACTAAAAACGTGAGTGGATCGTTTATATGTTCCCATATAGATGGATCAAATCTCGCATAGTAATACTGTCCGATATAAGTTTCTGCTCTTGTGTTATATGTATAATCTTGATTTGAGCCTCTTTCGATATCAAACGGAATATCAAACACTTTGACTACATCTTCTGTTCTACCCCAAAACACATGGTCTCTTGGGTGATATGGAAACGCTTTGTACATTCCCATAACAAATACTTTACCATCTTCTCGCTTATCGTTCTTCCAATACTCATACATCAACGGCATGTCTCTAATGAGTTGGTCTGTTCTCATCTTAATGCAATATTTACTTTGCACTAATGACAGTCCGTTCTTTGATGTATTGATTTGAAGATTACGATTGCCTAGTCCTCTAGGCGAGACTAGTTCGTTGAAGATAACGTTTACGTCATCTGGTATGTGCGAGTTTTCGTATGTAGAAAGTATAATGTTTTCTACGAATGGAAGTTTTCTATATTCTGCAATGATTGTTTTAGTGAAGTCGGTACATTCACCTTGCAATACAATGTCAAGTTTCATCCACGATTCGTTCATAGAATGATAAGACAGTTTCTGCATTCCACTTGTCGTAGAATTCATTTAGTGGTTCAGCGCCAGCGGCAATGATATCTTTGATTGATGTTTTAGTCAAGTCGTTGAAGTCTCTACGCATATGCTTTAGAAAACTAGAATCATTCACACCAAATGGCTTACGTGATGCTAATGCTCTGTCAAGTGAACTACTCACACCATAAACGCTTGATGTTGAGTACCAATAGAGGTTGATATCGTTACCATTCAACCAACGAATCAAATCTTCTTTATCTAAGAATTCTTGATTAACATTGATTTGCACATTTGGATTAGCAAGACTGCGACACTCATCAATTAATGATTCGGATAGTTTACCTGAAGCATCAACAAACGCACCATTAGATACGTGCAGATTGAGAATAACATCTTCAGTAAATTGTTCGTTGATTAGTTTAATAATCGCAGGCATATTCTTTGTGACGTTACCAATACCGCTTGTTCCAATTTTGATTGTCCCATTTGGTTTGCTATATTGAATATCATCATAGTACATGACTGGAGGTAATCCAGCATATTCATGTTCTTCAACTTTCATCATTGGGTCAGTATACACATAAGAATCGATACCTGTAAACTTATCTACATGTTCATGCCCAAACAAAACGATTTGTTTAATGCTTGTCTGATTCTTAATCGGACGAGTGATGCCATTGTTCAACCAACGTAGTGTTACTGGATGGTGATTATAGATAACTGCAAGTGGATAGTTTTGCTCTACCCAATCGTTAAATTCTCTTTCATCATCCGTAGCAAGAAACTCAAATTGATATTTCTTAGATGTTTTTAGAATGTCATAGAGAGATTCTGCATATTGATAGATGCCACATTCTTTTGTTGCGCCTGTAACTAGGAGTACTTTTTTCATGTCAATTGTCTTGTTGGATTTTTACTGCTTGAACGGAGTTTACTATTAATTAATTCATTTAGAATTCGAATTGCAACATCGTTGTCTAGTGTATCGCTAAAATATGAATCGGCAAAGTATTCACCTTCACCCATCAAACAATCTTTTAGCTTGTGGCTGAAACACATGAATATTTTATTTGGGTCGCCCATGTTAAATTTAGTGTGTGCATACGTGAATGGACCACTATTCTTACCAACAATCAATTCTGCATGTTGACTGATATATGAAATCTTGTTTAGACTACCGACAATCATAGGACCAAAGATAACATTACTTGCGTTCATGTCTCTAGTCTTTGTGCCACAGTATGTCACGTTGGGTAAATCAAAATCTAATTCGTCTGTAACTAAGAATTCACAATTGTTATGCTCTGTCGCAAGTTGATAGATGATATCTCTCATATCACCCATGCTACTTTGTTCGCTTTGCTGTGGGCTATTGCAGAACAAGAACAGTCGTTTGTTGTCAACACGTTTTAAATATTCGTCACACTCAGATAAGTCATAGTGTTCCCATTTAATCTGAGGTAAGTAATCTTCGAATGATGGACCAATGTCAACGTTTAATTCTTGATAAATTTCACGCCACAAATTATGCAACAACTTAAAGTTTGCATGATCCTTATCACCCATGTACTTTGGAATCAAACATCCAGCCCATGTATTGATATAGATTGTTCTACCACCATCAACTTCTGGAACAACATCAACTAGAGTAAACATTCCCATCTTAGGAATTTCATCTAGCTTCAAGTGCTTAATCTTTAAGTCGCCAATGATATCAGGAAAGTTGTTATGTGCATAAGCAAATTCAATGTCAGGAAACATGCTAATGATTTCTCTAACATATTCTTTGCCTATGAAGCAATCACCGTTTCTCCATTGATTGAAGAAAATTACTTTAGTTTTCATTTAGAGATAATCTTAAATTCTGGACAAGGAACAATGAATGCACCACCACTATTCAAAAAGTCTTGTTCACGCTTTTCGAATTCATCAATGAAGTGCCATGGAAGAACCAAAAGATAATCTGGCTTTGCTTTACGCATTTCGTCTTCGCTGATAATTGGAATGTTTGTTCCAATAGTCTTAAGACCAAACTTGTATGGGCTACGTTCCGCAATCGCAGTAATGTCTTTGCTATCTAATCCAAAGAATTGCAATAGCGTATTACCTTTAGTGCTTGCACCATAGCCATATACTGTCTTGCCTTTCGAAACTGCATCTCTAACAAAAGAAACAACTTTAACTTTTAGCGCATGTAGTTCTGCACCAAATTCTTCCCATGTTGCTGGATCAGAAATATCATTCTCTACTTTTTCATAGTACAAAATACTATTGATTCTGAAGTCACACACATCACGCAAAGGTGCTGTAGCAAAACTAGAAACTTCTGCAATGTCTTTCTGCAAATAGATTCTGAAGCTACCGCCATTTGTATCATTCAAACTGCAATCAACAATTCTAAAACCATGCTGACCAAATAAAGTCTGAATGCTATTCAAGTCGTAGTAGTAAACGTGTTCATGGCAGATGTTATCAAACGCCATCTGTTTAATCATCAACGGAGTATAACTCATTTGCAATACGAGAGTGCCATCGTCATGCAATACGTTGTACAAGTCTTTTACGAATGGATGTGGATCATCTAAGTCATAGAACATCGCAATGCAACTAATAACTTTTGCTTTCTTATCGCCATATCCAGTTTTCTTCCAAGAGTCATAACTGAAATAGTCTTGAACAACTTTCGTTGCAACTTTGGAACTCTCTGCAAGATACGTATCGTCTGCTGGATCGATACCAATCTTAATTAGATTGTCTGGAACGTTACGCAATAGAGTACCATCGTTACATGCAATGTCAAGCCAAATGTCATCGTCTTTCAATTTAACTCTTGAAGTCACTTCGGCAACAATGCCCTGTAACTCTTTAGTCATGCTTGCGTTGATACCGCTACGATACCAATACTGTCCCCACATTGTATCTGCTGGCGCTAGACCATGAAGTTTAACTGCACCTAGCTTAGTGTCTAAGTGCAAGTCTAAACTGTATTTCTTTCGGGCTTCGCTTTCATCTTTAATGAAGTCGCTTACGTAGTGGTCACCAATTTCAAGTACTCTCATATTTAATCCTCATGTGATTTTTCTTCAACTAATTCAGAATTACAAAGAAGATTTATTTCTTTTTTGATTCTGCTTCTTTCATCATTCGTTTTATATATCTTTCTTGCAACATCAATAAATGCTGATTCAAAAAAGTTAGTCTTTTCGTAATGTCTAATGTCTTCCTCAAGAAACCACAAACGCAAATTGACTTCCATCAATTGCTGTTGTTGTTCTAGCACATCTTTTTGTATTTTAACATATTCATTCAAAGAAGTCAATACATCATGCTCTTTGTGTATATTAACTAACTTATCTGCATCTTTGATTTGATATCGTTTAATTTTGAGTATGGTAATCTTATCTACAAGTTCACCGACACTTACTGGTATATTAATCATCGTCTTAGAATATCCATCTCTGAACACTCTTCTCCATATTGAAGTTCAATCAATTTCAGCATCTCAGTTGTATTGTTAGAGAGTCTGTGCCATTTTTCTTTTGGAATCCAAATGTCCTCATGTTCACCAAAGACACCAACTAGCTTTTCAATTCCATCGTTAGAAGTATGTAGTGTCGCATAACCTTCAGCAACAAACCAAAACTCAGAACGTTTTTCATGCTTCTGCATACTCAATGACTTGCCAGGTTCAACGTTTAACTCTTTTACTTTAAGAGTCTTACCTGTCTCATGTAGCACACGATAGTTACCCCATTGTCTGTCTGTCTTTGGTGCTTTCCACTCTTCAAGAATCCATCGGCTACTGTTTTGTTTATTCTGTCCACCGACACCAAACACGAACTTCACTCTTGGATTATCTGCATACTCATCTTGTTCTGGCACATTAGTGTGGTCTCTGTCTCCACCATTTGCAAAGATGATTTCTGCATTAGGATATTCTTCTAGTAGAATACGAATGCAATCAATGCTGTTATTAGTGTCATCATTAAATGATAACGCTTCACTTACCATTGAAAGATTTGATATGATTGCAATGCGTTCTTGAATAGGCATAAATGCACGACCCTTCTTACGAGAGAGCCATGCATCGCTATTCAAGCCAACAACTAATCTGTCGCCTAGTTGAGCCGCATCTTGAAAGTAAGAGATATGTCCAGAGTGTAGTGGATCAAATCCACCTGTCGCTAAAACAAGTTTTGTCATAATTAATAATGGTTTTCTTTAAATTCAAATTTACACATTTCATGCACTAAGTCTTTGAAAGAATATTTAGGCACCCAATTTAACTTCTGTTTTGCTTTTGTGCAATCACCAAGCAATGTGTTCACTTCAGCAGGACGATAAAATTCTTCAGACACTTCAATGAGTCTCTGTCCAGTTTTCATGTCGATACCAACTTCGTCTAAGCCTTCACCTTGCCATTCAATTTGAATTCCAATGTAGTCTGCAACCATATCACAGAAGTCTCTGACTGAATGTTGTTCACCGCTAGAGATAACATAGTCATCTGATACATCTTTTTGCACTAGAAGATACATTGCTTCTACGTAATCTTTAGCATGACCCCAATCTCTGAGTGCTTCTAAGTTACCCAAACGTAATGGCTTTCTATCTCCCATCCATGCGTTCATAAGTCCTTGCACAATTTTACGTGTAACAAATTCAGGACCTCTACGTGGACTTTCGTGATTGAATAGAATACCATTAGATGCGTGAATGTCATAACTTTCACGATAGTTGACAGTAATCCAATATGCATATAATTTTGCAACTGCATATGGACTACGTGGATAGAATGGAGTTTTTTCTGTTTGAGGTACTTGTTGAACCATACCATACAATTCGCTTGTTGATGCTTGATAGAATTTACATCTCTTATCTAAACCTCGAATTGTTTCTAACATAGTGAGTACGCTGATGCCATTTACTTGTCCAGTAAATTCGGGCATTTGAAAACTTACGCCAACATGAGATTGTGCGGCTAAGTTGTATACTTCATCTGGTTGTGTTTTTACAATGATGTTTCGAACATTTGCAGTATCAGTTAAATCGCTGACATGCAGTTTGATATCGTCTTTGATGTGTTCAATATTTGTAGTATTGAAACCTGTGCTGAGTCTACGTGCAAGTCCATGCACTTCGTAGCCTTTACTCAATAGAAGTTCTGCTAAGTAACTTCCATCTTGTCCTGTGATTCCTGTAATCAATGCAACTTTGCTCATGTAATCTCCATAAATTAGTGACAGGTTATTCTGTTACGAGGAAACCTGTCGAAACCCTAGTCAGCGTTTAGGCTGCCAATGCGAAACGTGAGTCGTTTGCGTTTACTTTGTTTTCTTCTTTTTACATCGTTGCTGATGTGCTGTCCACTCTGTTACTCTTTGCCCTGTCGAAACTATGCACCCCCATCAAAAGCATTCTTAATCTCCAGCATACTTGTGGGGATCAATCCACTTTCAACCTTCTTCGATCCTGCGTCCAG